GTTCCGGCAGACAACATTTTTGTCACCGGCAATACGGTCATCGACGCCCTTCGTCACACGGTTCGCGCTGATTTTTCCTTTGACGGAGCATTATCGGGCGTCGATTTCAAAAATCATCGTATCGTGCTGGTAACGACGCACCGCCGGGAAAATCTTGGCGAGCCGATGCGTCATGTCTATAAGGCGCTCCGCCGGTTGACGGAGGAATTTCCTGACATCGCGGTGGTTTTCCCGGTTCATCGTAATCCGAAGGTGCGCGAGGTCGTTCGGCAGGAGCTGGGCGACGTGAAGCGGGGGCATCTTATCGACCCGCTCGAGTACGAGCCGTTCGCCAATCTTATGGCGCGTTCTGCGCTCATCTTGACAGATTCGGGCGGCGTGCAGGAGGAAGGCCCCGCGCTGGGAAAACCGGTCCTTGTGCTGCGTGACAACACGGAGCGTCCGGAGGCGGTGGCGGCGGGGACCGCGACTACACGCCCCGGTCGCACTCGTCGCGCACGAAGAAGGAGAAGACCCCCGAGGAGATCTTCGAGGACTTCCTCTCGCGCCTGGACAAGGCGATGACCTCCGCCCTGGACAAGTTCTGGAAGAACCAGGACGCCCAGGACAAGTACCACGCGCAGATCAACTCCATGCGCAAGACCATCGAGGACGCCAAGAAGTCCATCGAGGACCTGGGCAACGAGATCTGGGACCTGAACAACACCCTGGCGGAGAAGCAGAACGACCTGGCCAACCAGAAGTACTTCCAGTCGGTGGCCAGGAAGTACGGCGACAACTCGCGGGTGCGCGACATCCAGGTCGACATCGACAAGACCTCCAAGGAGATCGCCGACACCCAGAAGTCGATCGCCGAGAAGACGAAGGAGATCAACAAGACCAAGGAGGGCATGTACGCCCTCCAGGGGTACACGGAGGCGGCCATCAACAACCGGGCCGCCCTCAAGGCCCTCCAGGCGACCATGATCGAGATGATCAACGCCTACGCCGCTTCGGGGGCGTCCACCGAGCAGCTCACCGCGTACACGGCGCAGCTCAAGCAGGAGTTCATCACCCAGGCCACGCAGATGGGCTTCAACCAGAACGAGGTGGCGACCCTGTCGGGGGCGTTCGACAACCTCACCCGGACGATCCAGGCCGTGCCCCGCGTCGTCGACGTCGACGTGTCCGACGACGGCACCTCCGACCGCACTGGGTCGAGAATCCGCTCCATGGCGTCCAACGGCGGGGCGGGTTACTCGGCCCCCGTCACCGCCGAGGCGGACACCTGGCGGGCGGGCAAGCAGCTCAGCGACCTGGCCAGGGACCGCACCGCGAACGTCTTCGTCAACGTTGTCCGCACGGGTGCCATAGCCGGTATGGTCGGCGGTCTCCTGGGCCGGGCCCACGGCGGCCGCGTGCCCGGTCTGGCTGGGGGTGGCGGTGTTGTGGGAGGGTACAGGCGCCACGGCAACTGGGACGCCGACGACCTGCTGGGCATCAGCCCCCGGGGCGGTGTCGTGGGCATCCAGTCAGGCGAGTACGTCATACCCCGCTCCAGCGTCGACAAGTACGGACCCGGCATGATGGAGTCCATCCGCGCCGGACAGTACCGCCCCGAGGTCAAGGTCAACAACGGCCCCGGCCTCTCGGGGCCGATCACCATTAACCCCAACCAGATCAACCAGCTGGCCAGGGCCGTGTCGACCGTCCTCAAGCTCGACGGGCGCACTGTCGGCGCGGCCGTCAACAACGTCAACGCCGCCTCCGGGCGGAGAGGGACCTACTGATGACCAACGGTGTCGCAGCCCTATGGACGGGCCGCCGCTTCGCCTGGATCCCCGCCCCCGACGCCCCCGCGTCGCACTCGCTGGTGTCGTGGGGCTCGGCCGACCAGACCGTGGGCGGCTCGACCGTCGTGTCCGCCTCGCACTACGCCGCCCGCACCATCGAGCTGGCGTGGTCCAACCTGACCCGCTCCGAGCTGCTCCTGGTTCAGGACATGTTCGCCTGGGCGGGGGAGGACGAGATCCTCTACCGGGACGACATGAACTCGGGGGGCAACATCCTCTCGCCGTTCCTGGGGCGCCCCCACCTGCACTCCGACGAGCTCACGCCCCTGGCCTACGACGACAACGGCGTGGCCCTGGCCCGGACCGCCTCGGTCAACAACGGCCCTCTCAAGGCGCTGGCGTTCACGGGGGCGGCGGCCACCGACGGCAAGACGCATACTTATGCAGAGCGTGTATTGATTCCCCCGGGGGCTGACATGCACATCGTCGCCTCCGGAGCCGTCACCGCCCCCGGTGTCGTCCAGGTCACCGGCGGCGTCAACGTCTCGCCCGCCGCCGTGTCCAGGGTGCCCGGCCTCGACGACACCCCCCGTGTCGTGGAGATCGTCATCACCTCCCCCACCACCCCCAAGCAGGTTCTCACCTGGGTGCGTGCCGCCTTCTCCGCCCGCGGCGCCCCCGCCCCCAACATCTGGCCCTACGCCACCCCAGAGGGCTTCGGCACCATGCGCGTCGAACCAGGCTCGTTCACCGTCACCGGCACCAACCCCGCCTACGGGTTGTTCTCCGCCGCCGTCACCCTGCGGGAGGTCTGGCCGTGGCCGTAAGATTCTTCGGCACCCCCTCAGGGGCGGGCTCCTGGTCCTATGACGAGGACGCCGTGTCGCTGGATCGCAGCGAATCCCCCTCCGGGACCGCCACCGTCACCGTCGGCGGCCCCGGGACCAAGACCCCCGCCGACCTCACCCCCCTGCTGGGCAAGAGCCTGATCGTCGTGTCCACCGACCACGGCCGGTCCGACATGATGATCACCGACATCACCATCGACGACGACTCCTGGTCGATCACCGGCGGCTCGGGGCTGTCGGCCCTCAACCAGGTCGGCACCATCAATCCCCAGCACCGCATCGACCTGCCCACCCTCATCGGCCGGTGCTACTTCGCCGTCAACTACACGCCCGTCCCCGAGGTCGTCGTCGACGAACGCTTGAAGGACCAGCGCTTCAACATGCCCGGCGGGCGCGACAACATGTGGGCCATGCTGCGCAGGTTTCTGAGTGCCAACGCCCTGGACATGGCCTGGTCGGGCAGGAGGATCGTCTTCACGCCCCGGCCCGGGCGCACCGTCTACCTCCAGGACCGCCCCACGTCCTCCACGCTGAGCGTCGAGGACGGTCAGAGGGCCAAGGAGGTGCGCGTCAACGTCTACCACCGCACCTCCTTCGGCGTCGGCGCCCAGGCCCAGCGCGCCCTCGTCTACCCGTCCGCCCCCACCAAGTACCCGGGGGCGGACGTGACCTACGGCGACGACGGCTCCTCCGTGCTCACTGTCGGCTCCGGGGAGCGAACCGTCGCCACCATCCAGCTGTCCGCCGAAGTGTCCTCCGTCAGCCAGCCCACCCCCGTGGTGCGCATCCCCTTCAAGAACGGCACGCCGGACGTGGGTGCCCTGGGCAACGGGCGCTACGTGGTTGTCGGCAAGGACAACAAGCCGATAATGCCCGCCCAGTGGAACGACATGGGCGGGGGGCTCACCGTCAAGCTCAACGACGACCGCCGCTCGGTCACCGTCATCCTGTCGGGCATGAACTACGAGCACCTGGCCCCCTACCGGATCTGCGAGTCCGACGGGAAGGTCGACCACCCCGCCCTGTACCTGTTCGGCTGGGGCGGCATGCACGTCGATGTCGAGACGATCAGCCTCATGACCGGGGCGAAGGGCACCGACGACGTCATGAGCATCGACAACCCGGCCATCGACACCCCCGGCAAGGGGTGGGCCGCCGCCCAGGCAGCCGCTGACGTGCGCGTGGGCTCCACCGTTTCACTCCAGTGGAAGGGGGCGCCGCCCGCGGGCGACCAGACCTTCGGGGTCCTGGGAGGGTGCCGGTTCTATTACAAGGGGCACTGGTGGCGCATCGAGTCCGTGTCGGTGGGAGATGGCGGCGTGTCGCTCCAGGCCGCCAGCCACCCCCTGCTGTCCGACTACATGCGCATCTACCCCCGTGTCGGAGACCTGCCCATCGCGGGGCGCACGCTGCGCGACCTGTCCACGATCGGAGTCTTGTGATGGCCTCGTTCACCGCGTCCGTGTTCCCCGCCTCCAACCTCTCGCCCCAGTCGCAGCAGTGGCGGGCCGAGGTGGAGAAGCGCGTGTCGATCCTGGAGGCCCGCGACACCTCCGCCGACGCCCGCCGGATCATGGGCCGGTGGACCGCCGCCATCGGCGCGGCGGGCAGCCTGGAGGACCAGCTGGGGAGCATCCAGTCCCTGGCCGAGGCCGCCGACGCCAAGTCCGACGACGCCGTGTCCTGGCACGAGGTGGCGCCCGTGTCGCCCGGCCCCGGTGTGGAGGGCCCCGACATCCCCGTCAACCCCAACGCCACCTGGTACGTGTGCGAACTGTCCAAGGAGGGCGGTGTCGACAGGGACCGCGTCAAGGAGGTGTGGCAGTGGTCTCCGCCCGGCGTGGACGGCGACGACGACGGCAAGTGGGTGCAGCAGCACTGGGGGACCGACACCCTGGGTGAGGGGGCTGTCGACTACAAGCACCTGGCCGCCGCCGCCAAGGGGGACCTGGAGGCCGCCAAGGCGCTGACGGGGCGCTTCGACACCCTGTCCGCCTCCTACGAGCAGACGAAGAAGGACCTGGAGCAGGCCAAGACGGACCTGAAGAAGTTCTCCGCCAGCGCGAAGGATGTCATCATCTCCGACACGGAGCCCACGGGGGCCGACCGCAAGCCGGGGAACCTGTGGGTGTCGACCGCTGGAGGCACCACGAAGCTCTACGTCTTCGACGGAGATAAGAACGCCTGGGTCCTGGTGGAGGGTGATGATGCCGCCCAGGCCGCGGCCGCCGCCGCCGAGGCGCAGAAGAAGGCGAAGGAGGCCCTGGACAAGGCGCAGGCCGTGGAGGACATGGCCACCGCCGCCAAGCTCGCCGCCGAACGCGCCCAGAAGTCCGCCAACGGGAAGAACACGATCTTCTACCAGGCGAACAAGCCGTCCCTCAACGGCCGCGCTGAGGGCGACCTGTGGTACGACACGGACGACAACTACAAGATGTACCGCTACTCGGCGTTCGCCGACGACTTCGTCGAGGCGGGCCTCAACGCCGGGGACCTGGAGGGGCAGGTCAAGGGGGCCACGGCCACCGGGATCTGGAACCAGGCGCTGGATTCCGGGGCGCCCCAGGCCAAGCCCATCACCGGGCCGATGATCGCCCCCGGCTCGATCACCACCCCGCACGTGCAAGCACTGGACGCGGGCGTGATCACCTCCGGGTTCATCGGATCCGACCGCATCGCCGCCCGTTCCATCACCGCCGCCCAGATGGCCGCCGGGACCATCACCTCGCAGTCCGGGGTTATCGGCAGCCTCGACGCCGGTGACATCAAGACCGGGTACATCGCCGGTGACCGCATCGACGTCAACACGCTTCGGGGCAAGCTCGTCGAGAGCGGAATCGTGCGCGGCGGATCCATCGAGGGCGGCGTCATCCGGGGCTCCGTGTTCACCACGACCACCAACGGCCAGGGGAACCGGGTGCAGATCGACTCCAACCGCGGCGTGACTGTGTGGGAGGGCAACCAGATCAAGGCGCAGCTCAGCCCCACCCTGGCCAACGGGCTGGCCGTGTTCAACCCCAACTCCCCCAACATCGGCGGCCTGCCCACTTCGGGTCTCGTTGAGGTCTCCTCGATCATCTTCGGCGCTCAGTTCCAGTTCCGACGCAACCCCACCACGGTCAACGCCGCCGCCGACGGATGCGTGGCGTACTCGTGGTCCTTCAACGCTCCCTCCTCGGGGCGGGCCATCATTATCGCGTCGATCAACTGCATGTCGGGGGCCCAGAACCCCAACCAGCGGGCATTCTTCATCCTGCGCAACAGGGACTCGGGCTCGTGGGTGGAGACCGGCTACGTGTACAACGGCTACGGGTGGCAGTCCGACATCCCCATGTTCATGGGCATGGCCACGGGCCTGCCCAAGGAGGGCAAGTGCACGATCTGGACGAAGCTGGGCATGCGCAACAACGGGGCCAACTACATCGGGTGGGGTTCGGACTTCGCCTCCGCCCTGTTCATCCCCTGCTGACAAAGGAAGAGGGACAATAGAACCATGACGGGAACCGACCGCAACGGAATCTACACGTACTCCGCCGACGACACCGCCGCAGACTGGCCCACGCTGCTCAACCTGGGCACGTCCTCCGTGTCTAACGTGATCTCGAAGCTGCGCCAGTCATCCATATACAAGGCCAACAACGCCGCCGCCGCCAACTCCCTGCGCGACACCCTCGTCGCCGCGGGGATCACCCCCACGGCCACGGACCCGATCCTCATCTACCTGACTTCCAACGGGCAGATCATCGCCTGGGACGGGGCCACCTGGAAGGCGGACGGCTCGAATATCACCTCCTGGCTCATCACCGGCTCGGAGGTGGCCACCCCGGCCACGCCCATCACCAACGCCATCCTGGCCGGGCGCCGGGGCGAGGCCAGCCGTTTCCGCGAGGAGTGCGGCACCACGGTGATCCGACAGGGCGCCCCGCCCGACCAGAAGTGGTCGGGGTTCATCTCCCTGTCGAGGAAGTACACGGGAATCGCCACCGCGATCCTGAACAACGGCAACGGCTTCTCCTTCGGCGGGGTCATCGGCGCCGCCTTCTGGGGGTGGGACAAGGCCCGAAATAACGACGGGCAGATCATCCGTGTCCCCTACTACGCCCGCGGCGTCAAGGCCGGGCAGTGGATCACCATCAACTACGTCGTCAAGGGCTGGGAGGCATGAGCCTGATGTACATACCCCACCCTCCCTGGGCCAACACCCTGGACCGGGGGCTGCGGGCCGTCGGCTACCTGGCCCTGTCGGTGTTCTCCATCCGGGAGGCGGGGATCATGCCCTACATACCCGACGCCGCCATCTGGTACAACCTGGCCGTCCACATGGTCCTGTCGGCGACGGCGGGCGGCTGCGTGCTGGCCTGCCTGGCCGGGCGCTCACAGGTGGAGATGGTCATCCTGCCCCTGGCGCTGGGAAGCGCCTGCGCCTCGTGGATCCTGGTCGTCTCCGCCCACGGCCTGGGGGCCCGCAGTGCACTGCTTCTGTCGGTCATCTTCCTGCTGTCGGCTAGAATGAACTGGCTGCGCTGGTTGCGACACCGCGCCATAATCCTCACCGCACTGCAAGACCGCGGCGGCGCCGGAACCGACATCGACAGGGGGTGATCGCTTGACGCCCCTGCTCACCACGGTGGGGTCCGTCATCGCCCTGGTCACCTCCGTGCTCGCGGCCTGGGGTTCGTGGGTGAAGGTCAACGCCGACCGCAAGCGGGGTGTCGGCGAGGCGGAGATGGCCCGCTCGCGTTTCGGCCTGGAAGCCCTCCAGGCGGCCCTGAGCACGAAGGACACGATCATCGCCCAGTACCAGGAGGAGAACAACCGCCTGCGCATCGAGGTGCACGACCTGAAGGTCGAGGTCGAGCGCCTCAACCGACGCCGCAAGAACAGCTGAACCGGAACCGGAACACGAAAAGGCCCGCCCTCTTCCTTCGGGGAAGAGGGCGGGCCACGTGGTGCCGCTTCTACCTCGACATGCGCTCCAGCAGACCCTTCAGGCGAAGCGTCATGGCGCAGTAGTGATAGAGGTGGCGTGCGGCGTCGCGCACGTCGTCGGCGTCCGGCTGGTCAACCGACTTGCCGGTCGGCCAGAAGCCGAGCGCCTTCAGCGTGGCGTCACGGACCAGCGTCTTGGCCTGCGTCGGCGTCTGGTAGACGATCGGGCGCCTGTCGTAGATGTAGTCCATGATCGCGTTGACCTTCACCGGGGTCAGATCGGCGAGGAACTGGTTGTGCGGGCGCAGGTCGAAACGCTCGCCGACGACGACGTCCGGCTTGTAGCACCAGATGGCGCCCTTGAGTGTGAACGCCGTGTCGGCGTGATTGTCGGAGACGAACTGGTCGTACTCGACGATCTCGACGTCGTCGCCGTCGACAGCCCCCAACACCCACCCGGTCGACACCCCCGGGTCGTAGGCGAAGACCCTGGTCATCGTCCGCCTCCGTAGAAGTAGTACGAGGCGAGCACGACGATCGCCGCGATCGGCACCTCAAGGAAGTTGAAGACTCGGCTGACCGTGTCCTCCCGGTCCCTTGAGGTGATGTCGAAGAGGAGGGCGAGTATGACGGTGCCCGCCAGGGCGATGATGACGTCCTTCACCGGCCCGTCACCGCCATGATCAGGCCGAAGTTGACGAGGAACGCCGACAGGCAGGAGATGCCCCTGAACCACCACCTGGCGAAGCCCTCCGTGTGGTCGTCGAGGGCGACCAGGTACATGGAGCTGAAGACCAGAAGCACCGTGGTCACGCACCAGTAACCGAACCATCCTCCGACGCTCATGCCTCGATCACCACCGCGTCCTCGCCACGCAGGTCGTTTGGTTCGGCCTTGCGCCAGCGCCCGGACCCCCGGGAGTGCGAGGCGACCGCCCTGCACACGCTCACCCGGGCGGGGTCGCAGCCCTCCTTGCCCCGGTGCCACGCCAGGACGGGGATGTCGCCCTTATCGAACCACACCCGGGTCAGGGCCCGGAGCATGGCGGCCAGACCGCAGGCCCGGGAGCGCCGGACCCTCTCCGGTTCGGCCCGGGGGTCGAAGGGGGCGGGGGACCAGATGACGTCGAACTCGTTGACGCCGCCCCACAGCGCTTGCCCACCGACGTTGTCGATGATGTGCACGCCGTTGGGGTGCATCTCGATGCGGATCGCAACCTTGCTGCCGCGGCTCACGGGTTGTTCCTCCGCTCGGTGTCGACGACGATGCGGGCGCACCAGGCCAGGGCCATGGTCGCCACCTGGACGAGCTCCTCACGAAGCGGGTTCGCGTGGCCGACGGGCGTGTTGGCGTCGGGGGTGAGGGCGCGGGCGACCTCGCCGACCTCCTCGGCCAGGATCACGAACTTCATCTGCTCGGTCACCTCCGGGTTGAAGGGGGTGCGGCCGCGGTGCTTGTCGTAGGCGCGCTGGTACTCGGCGACGACGTCGTTCTCCAGGACGCGCCTGGCCCGGCCCCGGCGGCGGCGCAGGCCGTGCAGGGAGGAGCCGTCGGTCTTCTCGTCGAGGTAGGCGACCCACAGGGCGGCGCGGGCGGCGATGGCGCACAGGGAGAAGCGCTTGGCTCCGCTGCTCCAGGCGGCCGAGGTGAGGAACATGATCTCAGCCAGGTAGTTGTAGGGGTTGACGGTGTTGCAGCCCACGTAGTCGATCTCGTCGACGGCGCGGGCGATGGCCGGGTCGATGTCACTCATCGGTGCTCTCCTTCTGTGCGGACAGACGACGGATCACGTCCGTGGCCTCGACGAGGCACTCGGACAGGCACTTCAGCTCCATCCGAGCCCGGTCCAGGTCGGCGGGGGGCTTGCTGGGGCCCCAGGCGATGAGCCTGTCGAGGTACCAGCGGGCCTTGAGGTAGTCCTCCAGCGAGCTGGACCCCTCCTTGCGTCCGGCCCGGCACACGTACTTGACGACGTTGCCGGACAGGAAGCCCAGGTGCTCGGTGATCTCGATGACCTCGCGGTCGCCGAGCCTGTAGTGGGGCGGGTGGTTGATCATGTCGTCGGACATGGCTCTTCCTCTCCTTCTTGTCATTCCTTGTGGTACCGCTGGCAGGTGTAGCCGGCGGCCTTGATCACGAGATCGTCGTCGGCCCAGGAGGGCGGACGGCACATGATCTCGGACACTTCGTTGACGAGCGCCTCTTCGCTCATGCCCCGCCTGTCGGCAGGGATTTCGCAGACGACCTCGTCGTGGATGTGGGTGACGACCGGCCACCCGGCCTCTTCGAGGCGCCTCAAGGCGGCGACGAGGATGTCGCGTGCGACGGCCTGGACGATGTTCTCGGTGATGATGCCGCCGTGCAGGGGCTTGTAGGGGACCCGGGCCCGATCTCCCCCTGTGTTGAGGACGTGGGGGACGAGGCGGGCGGGGCCGAGCGGGGTGCCGTCGACGTCGAGGGGCTGCTTCCAGCGGCGCGTCAAGCCGCGGTAGACGATGGGCCTCTTGGAGGGCAGCCACACGTAGCGATCCTGCCCCTTGACCTCGATGCTGACCAGGCCGGTGTCGACACCCCCGCCGGTGCCCAGGATGCGCTCCAGCTGCGACCAGAAGCGACGGACGGCGGGGGACTGGGCCCTCCACGCATCGACGATCTCCTTGAGCCGTCTACGGACCTCATCCTCCGGGGCGCTCGGGGGGAGCACGTGCCGCCCGCCCATGGCGAGCATGGCGCCGACACCGCCCCGGTAGCCGCAGTTGTGTACTAGGACTCCTTCCGCGGTGTACCGATGCTGCGGGCCCGCATTTCGGATGTCATAGACGTCAACCTCTGCTGGATCCGCCGCCAGCCCTTGCGCTTCTGCTTCACAGCCAACTCGGCTTGCCGGAAGATTTCTTCTCTCGAAAAGCCTTCGGAGAGCTTGCGCCGAACGGTGGGTGCTTCGTAGGGCCACTCCTCGGGGCGGTACTCCTCCAGTCGGGTGCACCTTCTGTTCGCCATATTCTGGGCTCGAGTGGCCCACCGCAGGTTTCCGGGGGCGTACCCGCGGTTGTTGTCCACGCGATCGAGTTCGTGCCCCTCGGGGCACGGACCCAGATTCTCCAGGATCCACAGACCCGCCTCGGTCACCGAATCGAAGTCGAAGGTGATACCCCGACCGCCGTAGCGGACGTACTGCGGGTCGTTCGGATTGGTGCATCGCTGCTTCGCCGCGGTCAGCACCCGGTCCAGCTTCTTGGGGATCTTCCGGGGACGGCTGCAAGGCCAGCACCCCTTCGACTTCCCCGTCTTCAGGTTCGTGTAGTTCGTCCACTGCACGTGGCCGCAACCGGTGCACCGGGTCAGCACCATGGAGTCGCACCAACCCCGAGTGTACCGACGCTCCGCTGTCAGGATCTCCACCCACCCGAAGCGGAGTCCTACCTGATCCTGATTGTACGAGACGTGATCCGCTGGCGGCGGCGTCTTCGAGTCGTACCGGCCTCGGTGCCCCCAGGCTCCACGCCCAGACGGTATGGTCGGGCGTTGCTGTGAGTCCGTCATAGGTCATCACTCTCCTCCGCCCTCGGTAGACAACTCCTCCGTGCCTGGTAAACCGAGAGCCATCCCATACTTTATCTGAGATGCGAACGTTTCGCAAGGGGACCAAGCCTCGGTTCGTGAGGATCCGCGACGATCCGGGCAGGCAGGCCAGGGTGGCCACCTTGCCCTTCTGCCGGTCGAATCCGTGTTCGACGCCGCCCATGCGCTCGGCCGTGGCGACGTAAATGTCCTCATTGTTGTTGAAGGCGTCGATCATCCACTGCTCACCGGCCAACCACGCCAGCACGCGGGGCTCGATCGACGAGTAGTCGCACACGACGAACGGGCCCATCAGCAGCGGGCGGATCAGCTTCTTCAACTCCGGGGAGGGGACCGAGCCGCCCTCCAGCAGACGCCCGACCGCAGCCTCCTCGGCGCCGGTGTCGTAGCCACCCCCCGCGGCCTTGAAACCGTCGCGAGCGAGATTCTGGAACTGGATGAGACGCCCGGCAAACCGGCCCGTCGACGCGCCGAAGTACTGCATCGTGCCCCGCAGGCGACCGTCGTCGTTCGTGGCTCGGATGGCGGCGGTGAACTTCGCAGCGGCCGACACCGCGCACTCCTGACGCAGCGTGAGCACCCGGCGGACGTCGTCGGGCAGTTCGCCCTCCAGCAGCTCCTTGACCGTGTCCTTGCGCAGGTCCTCCGTATCGACACCCCGGCTCTTCAACCACGCCCTCAGCTGGGCCACCGAGTTGCCGTTGTCGACACCGGCGATCTTCTCAATCTCCTTCAGCGCCTCGGCACGGTTGTCCTTGAAGCAGCGCTCAGCGGCCTCGGCCAGGGCGACGTCGACACGAACCCCTCGGTCGTTGATCCGCTGATCGACCTCGTAGACGGAGCGCTCGCCTCGGGGAAAACCCCGCCCGAGCATCTTAGCGGCGTCGCGCATGGTCTCCACGTCCTGGTCGCAGTAGGCGCCGAATGCGGCCCAGTCGTCGGGTCTCTCCTCCGCGGTCACCCTCTCGCCCTTGCGGCTGGGCTTGGAGAACAGGTTGATGAGCCGGGTTCCGGCCTCGTCCTTCTCCTCGGCGCCCATCGCCAGGGCGAAGTCCTTCAGGGAGGGGGGCAGGCCCCACGCCCGTGCGAGGGCGGCGGTGTCGAAGAACTGCTCGGGGGGCAGGAACTTCCCGCCTTTCCTCCCCCGGTTCTTGAGCCGGGAGAGGTTGACGCGCTCGAAGGAGGCGTTGTGGGCGATCTTGAGAACCTTCCTGTCGAACAGGCCGGGGATCTGAAGGATCGCCTCGTGGCCCTCCGCCCGCTGCACCTCGCCATCGCCGAGGGCCCAGGAGCACATGAGGATCCGCCAGTCCGGGTGCTCCGTATACTTATACACTCCGCTCTTTGCCAGGTCGACGGGCGAGTAGGTCTCGATGTCGAGCCACAGGACGTCGAACCCATCGCTGTGCAGGCGCCACGGAGCCCCGCCCTTCTCCGAAGCGGTCACCGTCCACCGGCCCTGAAGGACGAGCGGCCAGATCTCGTTGAAGCCGCCGTCGGCGGGCGCCGTCCACGGGCCCTCGACGCCGAACAGGCCGATGGTCGGGCGGCGGGGGTCCAGGGGCCAGTCGGGCCCGGCCAGGTCGATCGACTTGCCCATGGCCGCCTTGATGTCGCACAGCACCCCTCGCTGATGAGCGGTCAGGTCGCGGGGGTCGGGCACCAGGAACACGGGCTTGGCGGCCCAGAAGTCACTCATCGCCCTGCTCCTGCTCTCGCTGCTTGCGCCGCGCCACCTTGCCGACCTTGCGGCGCACCTCCGTCTTGGGGCGCAGCGAGATGTTGTCCGGCCCCCAGGGCTTATCGCCGTCGGGCCGGGTGAAGTTGAAGTTCTTCAGCTCCTCCTCGGGCGGCAGGTTCATGTTGTCCAGGATCCACTGGGCGCCCTCGGGTCCGGAGCCCCAGGTGCAGCCGTAGTCGCGGATCCAGTTGCTCACCCGCTGCGTCAGGCGCGCCCGCAGCGCGAGGCTGGTGTTCTGCCGGGCCTTCCTGCGCTTGGCGCGGCCGCTGTCGCAGCCGCACAGCGGGGCTTCGAGCAGGCCCGTGGCGGTGGCTTGGCTGTGTCGTCCGCAGAAAACGCAGGTGACGTTGAATACGGCGCCGCGGTGGGTAGTCCAGCCGACGGGGTCGAGGCTGGCCAGGCGCCAGTCTCCGAAGACGTGGGCGAGCAGCGCCCCCAGGAGGGGATGCGGCGAGTAGGCGGTTCGGGTCGTGTCGGTCATGGTTCTCTCTTCTCGGTTGATGGTTATGCGTTGGCAGTGGCCCGGGCGGTGTAGACGACCTCGCGGTCGCCCGGGCGTTCGGGGTTGGGCAGGATGTCGCGCAGGGTTCCCTTCTTCTGGCAGTGCATGAGGACCCGGGTGAGCGCCTCGGGGCCGTCGAACTTGTTCTGGAACTTGGTGACCAGGGCCGCGTACGACACGCGGTGACCCGGCTGGGAGGCGACCCACTGCTCGACGTCGGAGACCATCCGGCTGAACCCGTTGGAGTCGACCTGGTTGACCAGGGCCTCGGCGCACCTGGCCCACGTTCCGGCCAGGTCGATCGCCTTGACGACGTGGCGCAGCTCGATGGTGTCCTTCATCTCCGTCATGGCCAGCAGGGCCGCCACCCGCAGGGCGGAGAACGACAGCCGCTCGCAGGTGGGGAACAGGGCCACGGCGTTGAGCGGGTGGTTGGCGGCCAGGAACGTGACGTCGTAGGCGAAGCACTTCCACCGCTCCAGGGCGTCCTCGTCGCACTTGAGGGGCACACGCAGGTCGTCGAAGGGACCCGAGGTGGGCACGGCGGCCTGGAAGCCCTTGTCCCAGTGCTTGACCACGGAGGTCAGGTGGCGGATGAGCATGTCGCGCACCTGATCGACACGGGCCCGCTCCCCCGTGCGCCACGCGACGTCGTTCGCACCGGGCTCGAAGCCTTCGCGGGAGTCGACGACGACCAGGCACCGAGGCACGAATCCGGAGATGATGCGCTCCATGGTCAGGTAGCGAGCGGTGAGGTCGAAGATGCCGGTGCCGTAGAACGACATCTGGTGGTCGACACCGCCCTTGCGGGCCAGGCCCCCGGTTTTACGCAGGATCGCGGGCACGCGCCCGTCGTAGATCTTGGTGAGCATGGGGATGAAGGAGGCCATGTAGGAGCCCTTGCGGGAGGCGGCGGCGAACGTGTCCTGGACTTCGTCGACGCTGAGCAGCGTGGACAGGCGGGGCAGGTCGCCCAGCCATTCCTGGAGGGCTTCGGCGGTGGCGTCCTCGGGGGCCTCGTAGCCGCCGCTGTCGACACCGCACTCTTCGGCGACGTCGCTCAGGACGCCTCTAGCCAGACGCAGGGCGGTGCTCTTGCGGGACTGGGTGGTGCGTCCCAGAACCAGCCAGTACAGGTTGAGGCCCATGTCGGTGAAGGTGAGCGGCAGCTTGGCGTAGCGGGACAGGAGGGCGGAGATCATGGCCAGGCCACCGGCTACGGAGAACTCCCATGGGGCCTGCGGGGACTTGTGGCCGACCCAGGAGGTGAAGGCGTCGATGAACGTGTCGTCGATGGGCTGCTCCTCGGGGTGGAGGAACTGCACGCGCGTCCAGTACAGGCCGTGGGAGTCGGCGTCGAGCACGGAGGGCAGGCGGTCGACGAGGGCGCCGGGGGAGGACTCGTCCCCGAACTGGTCGATGCCCTCCAGTGGAGTCAGGCCCAGGACCCGCAGGATGTCGGCGTCGTCGTCCATGACGAAGTCCTCGCCGTCGTGGTACTGCCTCCACCTTGCGGCGTCACGCTGAACCTGCACCCACAGGTCGATGTCGGGGCGGTTGTCGCGCCGGTACTTGTTGCAGGCGGCCTCGCGCAGGACGAGGTAGCACGATCGGGCGTCGAACCCGGCCTCCATAAGTATGCACTGGAGGTGATACATGCGCGAGGACCAGTCGTCGCTGATCTCAGGGCGGATCATGAACAGGTCGTTGGCGACGGAGTTGTTGACCAGGGCGAGCAGGCGGTAGATCTCGTTGGGGTCGGTCTCCTGGGGGACCTTGGAGCTGAGCTCCCCCTGGGCCAGGGGTTCGGCCGGGGGGTAGTGGGCGGCGAACTCGGCGACGGTGACGGCCTCTCCCTCGCGCTGGATCTCGACCAGGTCGACACCGCCCGCCCCTCTTCTCCTGACGGTCTCCTCGGAGTACTGGGTGACGCGGAACGGCGCGCCGTATTCTGGCTTGGTGTTGTAGGACCAGGGGACGCGTAGCATCTTGGCCAGGGGCCAACCGCGGTCCATGCCGTCGGCGGCATGAGCGTTGTACAGTCCGTGCGACAGGTCCTCCAGGTCGTTGTTCGACAGGTTCTCGGCGTCGAGGAACCGCCAGTAGCCGTGCCAGTGGCCCGGCGAGGTGCGTACGAACGTGGTGGGCAGGATCGCCAGCTTGGAGGGGTCCATGTCGTCGCCGTCGCAGTAGACGACGTCGCAGCGCAGCACGTTGGCCTTGGTGGCGTGGCGGGGGTCGGTCAGGGAGGGGGGCTGGGTGAACGTCATGGGCTTGAAGTAGACGTCGCCGCTGCCGTGGGCTTCGACGTAGCGCCCCATGGCGGCCTTCTCATCGGGCCACGAGAACCACTTGAAGACGGTGAGGCGCCCGAAGGGGTCCTTGGTGATGATGGGCACCCAGCCGGGCGTGTCGGGCAGCACCTCTTCGAAGAAGGCCATGTCTCTCTTTCTCTTCCTTCTTTTCTTCCGCGGGGACGACGGGCCCCGGCGCCGTCAGTCTAGCGACGCCGGGGCCCCTCAGTCCTCACAGCACCTTGTCGGTTGCGCTGACCAGGTGCACCAGGTGGACGGGGTTGGTGCCTTCGACACCGGCGAAGGAGGCGCTGTCGTCGTAACGCCCCTCCCACCACTTCTCGTGGCCTCCTCGGGCGCGGCTGTCGTAGGCGTCGATCGTTCTGATCAGGTCGACGCGGTCGTAGCCGCTCTCGTAGCCTCGGACGACGACGAGGGTGTCGCCACCCTCGTCGTCGCGCAGCCGCTTCAGCTTCTCGATCAGCTCGTCGATGGTCATGTCAGCTCAGCCTCCTGCGAAGGGCGTAGTCGAACATCCGCTGAAGCCTCTGCACCGGGTCGTCCGGAGTCTCAATGGGTTGCGGGAGCCGGCTCATGGTCGGGACCGCCTCGTGGGTGATCCACCGTCGGAGCTCGCGCCCGAAGGGCTTTCGTGTCCGCGTAGCGAACGCGAACAGGCCGGAGTCCGAGATGATGACGCACTTCTGACAACCACCATGGGTCTCCACTGTCCAGGTGGACCGCTCCTCCTCGGGGATGGCCCGGGCGAAGGACGACCCAGAGGCGAAGCCCAGGATCCTGGCGAGGTCCGAGGCGACGAACCACAGGACGCTGTCCTCGTCGAGAAAGGTCCTCACCGTCTCATCGCCGTAGCGGAGGGTGGTCCGGGTGCTGTCGATGATGGTCACTTCTTCTCCTTGCTCTTCCTGGCCCTCTTCTCCGGGAAACCGTCCGCGTAGCTCTTGCTCCAGGCGCGGTCGAAGATCGGACGGTCGGTCTCGGTGTAGGCGTACGTCTCGCGGACCTGACCGGAGGGGGTCTCGTCGAAGCGCTTGCCGGGTTCGACACCCCGCTCGGCCACGTAGGCGGTTCGGACGTACCGGCCGAAGGCGGATGCGAAGCGCGTCACCTCGTCGGTGGTGGCGCCTCTCTCGCGCAGGTAGTCCTGGATGTACAGGGGGCGCGCCCCCGCCTCGATCTCGGGCGTGTCGCCCATGGCGCGGGCGAGGACGATCTTGGCCTTGGCGTCCAGGTAGTCGTCGGCGATGATGCCGCGGAACTTGCTGATGAGGTCGGCCAGCCCCTTGGCCCTGATCAAAGCCGGGTCCTCGGCACCCGAGGACCGCACCGCCCGCGGGTTGATGGCGGCGCCCTCGTTGAAGTACCGATCGAGAGCGTCGGCGGCTTCGCACTGGTAGGTGCGCACGAGCTCGCGGGTGTGCTCGTTCTTGACGCGGCCAGTGTCGATGGTAGCCAGCCACATGGTGAACGTACGTCGGTCGATGAACGTCATCTCGCGCATCTTGCCGTCCGCGGCAACCGTTGTCATGACGACAACGGTTGCCCATGACTGGTGCTGAACCCGCTTGAACTGGCTGGCGTAGTCCAGGCCGAGCGCCTCGCAGACGGGGCGCAGGGCGACGTAGGTGCCGTCGGCGGTGGTGTAGATGGTGGTGTCGTGGAACGGGACTCGTGTGAGTTCCTTCACGGGATCTCTCCTTCTTGGTTGGTGGTGTTGATGTCGTGGCTCAGGCTGACGGTCAGCACCTCGTCCAGGAGCCACTTCTTGAAGGCCGAGGCCTTCGGGAGGCGACTGCGGGAGAGGCTGTCGAGCAGATCCTCGCCGCGAATGAGGGAGGACGTTCGCGTCCCCCTGTTCGTGTGAACAGTGTAGGGTCTAAGGTTTTCCGTGTCAACCACCCGGGTCAACTCAGACGCGCTCTTGTATCCCGAGGCCGTCGCCACGTCCTTCGACACGAACCACACCCGCCCGTCGCCGTCGACATCCTCGAACAGGCGGACCTGGTGGCCCTCGTACTCCAGCGTCAGCACGACACGGCCTCCGCCCTTGCTCGCTCCCGGGCATCCTTGCGCAGCTCAACATCCAGGACCTCGTCCAGCAGCCAGCGGTGGAAGCCCTCGGACCGCTCGGACCGGGACCGGAACGCCAGGCCGATCAGCGCCCGGGCCGACACCGCCCTGGCGTCGTGCACCCCCCGGCGCCCGGGCACCTTGAACCAGCGGATCTCGTTCTTGCTGAACCTGCGCAGCATGTTGGGCGAGTCCCGGTACCCCAGAGCCACGGCCACGTCCGCGGCGACGAACCAGGCGCCGTCGTCATCGACGAACGCCCGCAGCTCATTCTTCTCGTAGTAGAACAAAAGCATGTTTCTCTCCTCCGACCGGGCCGCCGGGGCCCCGCGTATGGCAGGACCCCGGCGGCTGGAATCAGAACTGAACGGTGGCGTCCTCAGGCGCCTCGAAGTCGACCCTGTCGACACGCCCCCACGGGTCGCCCATCAGCGGGGTGCCGTCGGGGTTGAACAGCGGCTGGCCGGTCGCCCGGTCCTTACGCTGGCGGGGGGCGTCGAGCGAGGTCTCGATGACGCAGCGCCGCCCGAGCATCGCCTTGAACAGCTTGTCGACGGTCAACGTCAGGCCCGCCCCGCTGAGCATCGCCGTACGCTTGCCCGGGTCGTCGGTCCACAGGCCCATGTCGCCCAGCAGCCGCTTGAACCCGGGGTTGAGGACCTTCTTCTTCGCCCCGCGCATCTCGCGCTCGATGGAGAAGACGACCCAGTTGCGCACCTCCAGGCCGTGGTCGGGGTCGTTGACGTCGTCGATCTCGTAGGTGACGACGATCTGGGGCGCGCCGGTCCTCTTGGACGTGGTGCACTCCAGCTTCGACACGTAGGCGTTGTGCACGCCGGGCTGCGGGGCCCGGAACGAGCGCTCCTCGACGATCTCCAGACCGGACAGGTCCAGACCGTTGAGGGCACTGAGGTCGGCGACGGGCGCCCCGCCCCCTGCGGGGCCGAACGAAGCGAAGGGGTCATTGGTGTTGGTGGTCATGCGTTCTCCTTGTTGGTGTTGGTGTTGGAGGATTCGGTGTTGTGGGCGAGCGACCAGATCTGGGACATGGTCGGGTTGACCAGCAGGTCGGGGAAGGAGAGGGTGCGCCGCTTCGTGATGGCGCCCGGCATGAAGAACGTGGCGCCCATGACGGGCCTGCCCTTCTCCTCCTTGGACCGCATGTAGACGACGAAGTCGAACTTCGAGGGCATGTGCTTGCCCGACTGGTTGCCCTTGAAGGCGGGGCCGACCTGCGTCTCCCCCGTGACCGAGTTGACCATGCGGTCCACGTGAGTGGTGACGATGAGGTTGACGCCGTCGACACGGCGGAAGGCGTCGACGAGGGTCACCACGTTGTCGTAGGCGTCGGTCCACGGCACGTAGTTGTTGCCGGGGTTGGTGGCCTTGGACTCGTTGACGATGAGCTCCTGGAGGGCGTCGACGGTGTCGAGCACGACGGTGCGGTAGGGGAACGACCCGGCCTGCATGGCGGGGCGGACGACCTGGTAGATGAACTTGTTCGTCTCGGCCCAGGTGTCCAGGTGGACGATCGTCAGGTTGTCCAGGTCGCCCCAGTCCCTCAGAGGCAGCGTGCCTCGCTCGAAGTCGAGGTAGAGCACGGGGCTCATCTCGGGGACCTTGGAGGCGGTAGCGGCCAGTGAGGTCTTCGCCGAGCCCGCCCCACCGTACATGAGTACCGAGATATCCTTGAGTTCCTGCGGGTCCTCCGCCACGAAACCGGCTGCTGCGAGCATCTTATCGAATGCGGCTGTCGACATCAGGCCGCCCCCCCGTCGTCCTCGTCGAGCGGGAACAGCGCCAGCTGCTTCCAACCCGGCAGGGTCAGGGTGTCGACGAGCTCGGCGCCCTCGACGCCGCGCAGGCGCCACAGGGCCACCAGGCGCTCCAGGTCGTCTTCGGTGCGCAGGTCGACCTCCTCGCCCCGGCTGGACAGGGTGTACTCGATACGATCGCGCCCCCTCGTTCTGGCCGGGCGGGTCAGCGTCAGGACGAGGGGTTCGGTGTCGACGTTGAGCTCGTTGGTGATGGTCCACGTCGTGGCGCGGGGCGCCGTCTGCTCACCATCGCTGACGATCAGGCCGGGCAGCCGCCCCATCCTCATCAGGGCACGGTCGATGCTCTTGGTGCGAATGGATGAGCCCTTCATCGCGCCCCCCTCTCGACCCAGCGCAGAACGTCATCGTGGTAGCCCCTGTAGGCGCTCGCCCAGCCCATGGACGTGCTCCACTCGAAGATAGCGACGGTTCCGTTGTGCCCGGCGACCAGGGCGAGCTGACGCCCGTCCTTGATGTAGACGACCCTGTAGCGGCCCAGGTTGTTGCGGGGCCTGTCGAGCGCCCACCCCGCCTTCCTCAGCGCCTCTTCGATCATGCCGATACTGACGATCACGGCATACCTCCCCATGCGGCCATGTCGGCCTCCTCCTTCTTCAGTCTCTTGCAGCGGTAGCAGCCGGGCGAGGACTCGTACGTCTCGCTCGACACCCCCGCCGCTTCCTTCTCGCCACGAACCCGGGCCACGAGCTCGCTGAAACGGCCCAGGACGGCCTCGGCGACAGCCCGACGGTACTGGAACACCAGCGTCCGGGCCGCGCCCGGCAGAACGTCCGTGGATGCGTCACGCGGGATCATGAGCAGGCTCGCCCGCTCCACCTCGTAGCCGTCGCGTTCCAGGGCGTAGCAGTAGAGCATCATCTGCGCGTAGTACTTCCACGCCGTCTCCCAGATCGGCTTGCTCCGGTCCATCAGGACCGAGCCGTCCAAGCGGTTGTGCACCACGGAGGAGACTCCCGCCATGCGGGCCTTCGACAGGACCTTCCAGTCGATGACCTCCCCGCGCTCGATGTCGAACAGGTCGACGGTGCCCCTGATCGGCCCGTAGCCGTCAACCTGGGCGACGTCGACCCGCTTCTCCACGAGGATCAGCCCGGCCCGCCCCTCCGGGGAGTTCGACAGGCGCTGCTGGGCGAGCAGGTGGAAGGCCGTGCCCAGCAGCGGGGCGAGCGGTGTGCCCGCCCTCTTGTCCTCGTAGGTGCCGCGGATCTTGTCGGCCAGGCAGCGTTCGCACACCTCACCGAGCTCGGAGGGCCCCACGTGGCGCTGCCGGTCCCGGTCCGTGGGGGCGCCGACGATCTCCAGCGCCCGGCCCGTGGCCTCAGAACCCCACATCACCGGTCCTCGTCTTCGCTGTCACTCCGAACCCGCTGCACGAGGTAGGGCTCGCCGGGTTCGCAGGCCTGGGCGTAGATGTCGGGGAACCGCTCCTTCAGGGCCCCGGGGTCGATGACCTCCTTGTACACGCCCATCCGTTCGTCCGTCGACACGAGCCTCTCGTCGAGCAGGGCGGCGGCGACGAAGGGGCGGAAGCACGACCGTCGGGTGAGCACGGCGCCGTCGTAGCGGTCGAGCCCCCGTCGGGTCATCTCGGCGGCGATCGCCTGGTTGAGGCCGGTCAGCTGCCTGTTGACGGCGGAGCGGCCCTCGATGAGCCCGGCCCGTCGTTCGATCAGTTCGGACAGTTCGTCATCGTTCACGTACTGTTCCTCTCTTCCTTCTAGATGAGCCCTGATTCCGTCAGGGCGCGGTGCCTTTCGGCAAGTCTGCCGACGACGGTGTCGTCGATGGTTCCGGGGCACTGCACCAGGTAGCGCACGACGCCCCGTTCCTGGCCCGAACGATGAAGTCGTCCTTGGGCCTGTTCGTTGATGACCAGGGAGGAGTCCCTGGACAGCCAGATCTCGGTATGGCAGCCCGTCTGGAGCCCGTCGACGCCCTCGGCGATGGCGGATACGACGGCCAGAAGGACCTGCACCCCGTGATCATCGCGGAACGTGCGCCAGCCCTCGTGGTCGTCCCCGCTGACCTGCTCCACCCGGTAGCCCGCCTTCTCCAGGCGCCACCGCAGGGGCACCAGGAACTTGCGCGAGTGCGTGAAGACGATGACCCGCTCGTCGCCAAGGTCCTGGAGGATGTCGAGCAGCGCGTCGATCTTGCCGCTCTTGGCGTCCTTGTCAAAGGTGACGACCTCCTTCACCCCGCCCGTCTGCGTGGTGTAATCCATGACGATGGGCTGGGCGAGGGTGGCCTGCTGGAGGCGGGTGTCGAGAACGACGGGCAGGTTGATGGCGACTGGGTGGTCGTCGAGCCAGGCGATCGCCTTGTCCCGCCACTGCTTGTAGATCCGCTTCTGGTCTCGGGTCATGGTGGCCGCCACCCGGCGGATGTCGACGTCGGGCAGTTCGGGCAGGGCCTCCTGTCGGGTGACCGACACCCAGCACGGCGTCGTGGCCCGCACTTGTCCGGGCCACTTCTCCTCGCCGTAGATGCGCCCGTATCCGGATTCTGAGTACGGGTTGAACTGCGACTTGAAGAAGAAGTCGGCGAAGCGGGTGAATGAGGTGTAGCGCACGGGCCACAGGAAGTGCAGGGCCCCAAAGATGTTGACGGGCAGGTTGCCCGCCGGGGTGGCCGACAGGGCCAGCCGCCTTTTGGCTCGGATCCTGCACAGGACCTTGGAGTTGAGGGACTTGTAGTTGCAGGCCCGATGGACCTCGTCGGCGATGAGGACGTCGAAGAGGGTGCCGCCGAAGGCGTGCGTATCGGGTGCGGAGACCATCTTCCCGGCGCGGTTGTCCTTCTTCTTGTGCTTGTTGCGGGCGGTCATGAGGGACCAGCCGATGAAGAAGACCCCGCACTCCCGCCTGTTCCACAGGGCTTCGAGATTCTCCTTCCTGTCCGCACCCTTGGCCGCGCACTCGCGCAACGACAGCCCCCAGACGTCCTTGACGTGCCTCCGCCACCCGTCAACGGTGTGCAGGGGCGCGACAATGAGGATGCGGGCACCCTCGGGTTCCTTCCCCTCTTCTTTCAAGCTCCGCTCGGCGCAGGCCAGGGCCGTGAAACTCTTTCCTGCCCCTAAGGCGAGGGCCAAAAGGCCCGTGCCCCCGGCGGCGGCGACCTGCTCGACCGCCGCCGCCTGGTAGTCACGAAGCTCCATCGCCGCGCTCCCGCTCCAGCTTCTTGAGCGTGTTGCGGACCAGGTCCTCAACGTCGGCGGCCACGTCCTGGACGATGCTGTCGACGCTCTCGCCCCGGTAGTAGATGACGTTGCCGTAGCGCTGGTAGCCCATGTGGTCGCCATCGGTGAGCAGGCTGGGCTCGCTCACGTGGAAGGCCACCTCTGGCACCATGACCCCATGGTCGCGCAGGTAGTAGTATGGGCCGCGGATGTTGCCCAGCGCATACCACAGCCGAGAACCCGCCAGACGCGCGCACACGTCCGCGCCGCCCTCGTCGTCCCACTTGTCGTCCTCCGTCGAGGGGGCCGACACCTGCACGGGCGGGAAGTCGTCGGGCAGGTGTGCCTTGAGCCGGTCTTCGATGTAGTTGTGCATCCCTCTTCCTTCCTGTTGTTACTTGACGGGGATGTCGATGTTCATGAGCGAGGGCAGGATCCGCTCGACGATCTGATCGGGCTTATCGAGCCTGACTGCGTCCAGGTGGATCTCGATCCCCTCACTCGCCCGGTTGGTGTGCCGCATCAGCGTGAGCACATCCCAGGCGGTGATGGACGCCGTCCACTCCTGGCCGCCCATGACCCACACGATCGTGCACAGGCCCTCGGGTCCCTGGCTCTCGTCGGTGGGCAGGGGCCTGTAGCCCTTGCGGATCATGGCCACGCGCAGCCCCAGCATGGACAGCGCCAGCTCGTTCGCCCTCTTGCCCTCAGCGCTCATCTTCGTCCTCCTCAAAAGGGTTGATCTTGAGCATCCACTGCGTTCCGTCCGGTGCATTGTCGAGAAAGGCGAAACCCTCCGAGCGATGGGCCAGGGTGCGCTGAGCCGTGGCCGCCAGGACCACGGAGTGCGCCCAGGACGTCCACGCCTCGCGCTCCTTGTCGCCGCCCCAGGCGTCGCCCATCTCCAGGATCCGATTGAGAAGGTCGTCCAGGTCGTCCCAGCGCACGCGCCGGGCCTCCCTCAGGTCCCCGCAGTACAGCCCGATGCGATCATCGGAGTAGGGGCGTCCGGGCTTGTTGAAGTACTCGAAGTTCTTTATCGTCATCGACTCTTCCCCGGGGTGTAGACGACGGACCAGTTCTGGCCGTCAGGGGCGTCGTCGATGATGCTCGTGGCCTCCTCGGCCCCGCCCAGTGAGTTCATGGCGTCGCGCTGGGCGACGAGGCGGTCGGCGAACACCGACCACTCCATCCCCTCGACCTCCGAGGTCCGTCCGATCCTACGGACGACGCCGCGCAATTTGGCGACGGTGACCTCCTCGCCGTTCCTTGTGATCTTCGTGCTGATCATGTTGTTCTTCTCCTTAGTCGTTCTCTTCGCCGGGACCGATGAGGTCCCGGATGATGTAGGAGGGCAGGGCGCCCCCGGGCTCGATGCGGATGGCGATGCAGTGCTTGGGGGTGTCGACTGTGACCTGCACGGATCCGTCCTCGTTCGCGGCATCGGGGGACATGCACACGGTTCCCTGCGTCGTCGTGATGATCGTGGCGCCGTCGCCCATGCGCTCGATGATGTGCGGCCCCAGCCGCTTGGCCGCGTCGGCGGCGATCAGGCGGATAGTCTGGTCCGCCAGGGCGCTGATCCCCGCGTCTACGGCGTCGTTGTAGTAGTCGTGCGCCCGCAGGTCCAGGAAGGGCCCCAGTCCCGAGCCCTTGAGGCGCGCCGTCCCCTTGCGGGCGTTGAACTTGTAGACGCCGCCGAGCGCACCGGCCAGGTAGGGCAGGATGTCGTCGGTGAAGACCCGCTCGGTGAGGTACATAGCGGCGATGTCGTCGGTGATGTCCTGCTCGTGCCCGTTGGACCTGATGGTGATGCAGCCGAAGGTGTCCTCGTAGGGCCAACCGGCCCTGTCGTCCCAGTCGCAGGTGACCTGCCCGTCCCGAAAGTAGACGGCGCTGCGCAGCGCCCGGGGCAGATGGCCCTTGATCCTCTCCTCTGCGCCTCTCACAGCAGGGCCCCCTCGCAGTCGACACGCACCTCGAAGGGGAGGTCCTCCACGACGTCGTTGAAGCGGGGGTGGTGGGCGATGTCGTCCACCGCCTGCCAGTAGTCGGAGTCCGTCTCGCAAGTCCCGGGGTGCCCGAAGGGATGGGCGGGCAGCCCGTCCAGGTGCATATTGATCACCTTGACCACCAGGTGGTCGATATCAGTTGCCATTGTTCTTCTCTCTTCCTCTCTTCACTTGAAGACCTTCCAGGTCTCATCGTAGTGCAGGGTCCTGCCGCTGGACAGGACGATCTCGTTCTCTTCAAGGGCCACAACCCACTGGGCCAGTGCGAGGCTGACGTTCACTGCCGTCCAGTAGGCGTCGAGGCGCTTGTCGGCCTCGACGAGTAGGTCCTCGACGTCCGCCACCGCCAGGCTCTTCAGGCCCCGGGTAACGCGGATCTGCCGGTGTTTGACGACGAGGCCCCGAACAGGGGCACCGAACAGGGCCACCGTGTAGGCTCCGTCCTTTGTTCGCACTCCGCGGGCGTGGTCCAGACGCTCAATGTCGTCCAGGGACACACCCGCGTGCTTGGCCAGCACCCGGGCCATGATGTCCTTATGGGGTCTGCGGGTCACTCCTCGTCCTCCTTGGCGTCCTCGTCGATCAGCCAGTCGACGGCTGCGTGCATCTCTTCGAAATCCCCGGGGCTCATCATCGCCTCCGCCGCCCGCTTGATGAAGAACGTGTCGCTGTTCTTCGCCGAGATGCGGGTGACCATGCAGCGCGAGCCGCCGTCGCCGGGGTGGCGCAGGTCGACATCCAGGCTCAGCGCCCGGCCGCTGCGCTCGTTGACGAAGATCCAGTCCGAGGTCGGGTCCTGGCGCACGTCGGCGAACCCCCTTTCGGGAACGAAAGCGATGTTGTCCACGATGAACTCGCGGATGAACTGACGTACGTCCAGGGCGCCCTTGTCGTAGGCGTCGGTGAGCACCGCCCTCAGGTCGTCGTCGACCTCGACGGGCCGCTGGGTGCGATAGGTGATCGTCCCGTCCTCGCGCTCGCCCCCGGCCAGGTGCTGCACCATGTCGAGTACGGCCCCCATGATGTCACCGGCCAGGTTGTTCATGGCCTCGTCCATCTCCTGCGGGCTATCGGTACCCCCGACACCGGAGCGGTACCAGTCCCGAGTCCACCACTGAAGGTCGGGGACGTACTCGTCCTCGTTCTGGTTGAGCCCCCACTGAAGGTGGATGGTCTCCTCGCTGTGGGCCGTGTCGGCGTCGCCCAGGTCGATGACGAGGCGGGCGTTGCCGCCCCCGTCGACGATGAGCCGCAGGTCGGTGCCCTCGTCCTCCGGCTTGCCGGGGAATGCGACCTCGACGCCGTTGGGCAGGGCGTACGACAGGGCGTCGGCCAGTTCGTCCCAGTCATCCCGGGTCTTGGTGTTGGTGTTCACGACAATTCCTTTCTCTCTTCAGTTCTGTGAACAGGCCCCCGGGGAGGACTCGAACCTCCCTTTATTCCTCCGCGATAAAGCGCAGTAACTTCATTACGGCGGGGGCTCCCGTCAGCGCTCCAGGAGCCTGCGGGCGGTGGCCCCGGAGGCCGTCAAACCAAGGGAGCCGTAGTGGACTCCTCCCCTGCGCACGTTGCGCCCGGGGGTGAGGATGTCGTCGCGCTCGGGGAACAGGCCCTCTACGGTCTGCTGCACCATCCTCGACACGACCAGGAACGTGTCCTCCCGGTAGGGCGGGAGGAAGGCGTGCGTGGCCCGCCCCTTGCACGACACGGGGATGACCGTGACGCCCCGCCAGCCGGGCGTGGTGGCGTGGACCGAGGTCATGCCCTCGTCACGGTGTCGGACGGTGGGCGAGTTGCCGTCGGAGGGAAGCACCATGATGGTGGACTCCCGGTCGGCGGGGTCGATGATGCGAAGCGGCCGCCCCGTCATGTTCAGGATGCGGGCCATCAGTACCGCCCCCCGAGCCGGTCCAGTGCGGTGCGGACGGCGTCGACGACATCGACATAGCCCTCGCCCAGGCCGTTGGGGGCGGTCCCGACGCGGAAGTGCAGGTAGTTCATCGCCCCGTCGTCGAGGAGGCGGACCCGGGCGCTTCCGTCCGAGTTGGCCGTCAGGTAGAGCATGAACCGGGTGGCCCCGTTGTCGTCCTCGACGAGGTCGAGCGTGGCCTCGGACTCGTAGCCCAGACTGTTGAGCCACAGGTCGTCGGTTCCCCGACGAACCTGCTCCTTGATCCAGTTCTCAAGGGTCTTGCGCAGGTCGGCGAGGGCGTGCCCGATGGCGAGCACCGACAGGCCCCGTCGCGCCTCCTTGACGGCCTGGTCGAAGGTCAGGGCCTTGTCGAGGTCGGCGAGTACGCGTCCCCAGGAGTCGTCCGGGCCGGGCCCGAACCAGCACAGCGAGTACGCCCCGTACAGGGGCCCGGGGGCGAGGCACTTGTCGGCCTGCTCGGGGTCGAGCCCCGACTGGTCCTTCAGCAGATCGAAGGCGTCGGCGATGATGTGCTCGGCGATCTCCTCCTGGTACTCCCCCGTCAGCGGCAGGCCGAACCCCCTGCCTGAGATGTCCTCGACCCGGTAGCCGTCCCCGGTGTTCGACACCCGGTACCTGGCGTAGTCGTCGAGGTAGATGGTTCCGTCCGGGTGGAACCACAGGGACTCGGGTGTGGTCAGGGCGCGGGGCAGGGTGCGCTGCACCTTCCTCCAGACCTCGTGCATGTCGGTCATGTGTTCCTCTCTTTCTCTTCACGGGTTGTGGCGGTACCACACCCGCTTGGCGGTCATTCTAAGGGCCTCCAGATCGCTTGGGCTCACTCGTCCCGAGTCGTCGGGGCGAACATCGAACTCGATGTCGTCGGGGCGCAGGCCTCCCAGTTCCTCCGGCGTGCGGGGGTCGTCGCTCTTGATGGTGACGACGTCGCCGTCGGCGAAGATGCTCACCTGGCTGGGGGCTGCGTGAAGGTACACGATCGCGTTGCGCCGGTACTCGACCTTCACGAACCACTCCCCGGCTTCGCGCATGGCCAGGAGCATGTAGGCCCCGAGAGCGGCTACGACATCGTCGTTCTTCACTTCTCGCTCCTATTGTTGGCTTCCAGACTCTCCCTCACCCGGTTCAGCAGAGCCTTGATGACGTCCTCGCTCTCGCTCGACAGGCCCGTGGGTCGCTCACCGGGGCAGAACTCGACGGCGTCGGGGTTCCCGTCGGGGGCGGGACGGACGTCGACGCGCCCGAAGGCGTAGACGGTGACGATCTTGACCGGCAGGTAGCACTCCCTGTCCCAGATCCGGAACTCCGTGCTATCGTCGCGCTTCTCCGTCGACGTGATGGTGATCCGCCAACTGCGCGGATCCCAGGAGTTGAGCACGTTGCTCACCCACCGTCTCGCCTTCTCATAGGCGATGAGCCGCACAGCACTGCCCAGCCGGGTCTGCACCGAGCGCCAGCACCCCTCCTCCCACACGTCGACGAGGAACGTCGCCTCCTCGGGGTTCACGTTGGGGTTGAACCAGAAGACCCGCCCTGCGTCGATGACCAGGTGGTTGTAGAAGCCGGTCTCGTTCTCCAGCCACGCCCGCAGGACCTTGTCGACGATCCAGCCGACGGTGCAGTCTTCCCCGATCTCGCGCTCCTCGCCCGACTCGTGCTCCACGATCAGGTCGAACTCGGGCACGACCTCGAAGTCCAGCCCCGAGAAGCCCACGGGGGTGATCCTGTTCTCCTGTCCTTCGGACGCCAGCGCCCCGTCCAGGCCCGGGGGCAGCGTCGACTTGATGTCGTCCCATGCGGCGCTCATCGGTTCTCCTTCGCAGCGTAGAGCAGGTCGTTCATAGCGGTGAATGAGTACGTGATCCCGTGCCCGCCGGGGGTGACTCGGATGGGGCCGTGCGGGTGTTCGCCGTTCAGCTCGACACTCGCCTCGCCTCCGTGTGCCTTCACCTTGATCATCCCGCCGGGTGTTGTGATGAGGACCCGCCCACCGCCGGCAGCCGCAGAGAAGACGACGCCCTCGAACAGGAGATGGTCGAACAGGTCCAGGGAGATTTTGCGAACCAGGATTTCGTTGGCCTGTCCGCAAACGTACTCGACGAACTCCCCGAAGTTGCGGGGCCGGGGATTAACGGGGTCCTCGAATGAGGCCACGACGGCCCCGTCCCACTCGAAGACGGTTCCAGAGCTCCACGCGCCGGGCAGGTGCTTGCGGACCTGGTCGGCGGCGGCCTTCTCGATGACGTCGGCGACCTGCCTCGGGGCGACGCCCGTCATGGTGCGTCCTCCGGTGCCGGGTTCGTCGACGAGGAGGTTGAAGCGGGGCTCCTCCTTCTCCTTCCCGCCCCCCAGGGGCAGGGCCACCCGGTACAGGGAGGCGATGTACTCCTCGTTCCCGTTCCACCACACGGTGAAGATGTTGACCTCATCCGGGCCGCCCAGCGGAAGGGCCGACACGAAGTCTCCTCGTCGGATCATCCTGGGCAGCAGGTCCTTGACCTCAGCCCAGAACTCCGCCATCTCTTCGCTCATCTCGATCCTGTCGTCAGCCGACATGGCTCTCCTTCCTCGCGATCACGTGGTTCAGGAACAGGACGGCCCGGTCGTGGGCCTCCTGGACGTCGGGGTTGCCGTAGGCCAGGTGGAAGTGCAGCCCCCGGCCCTGCGGGTCCAGAATGTTGACGTCGATCAGGCCCTCGTCGTCCGGGGCGACGACAACCTCGACACTCCCGTGCCCGCCGGTGAGGTACCGGATCATGTTCGGCGTGGACTCCTTGGTCACCTGGAGGGGGAGGTCGTCGTCCAGGTCCATGGCGAAGTCGCCGACCCAGCACCACGCCGCGAACCGGCGGACCGCGTCCCGGTACTCGCGCAGGTCCGTGGTGTTCACGTCCAGGCTCTCCGTCATGCTGTCCGTCGACCAGCACAGGCCGTCCATGTCGTCCCAGACCAGCGGCAGGTCCCCGACGAGGACGTTCAGGGCCGAGTGGTACACGGCCAGGGCGATGCTGCGGGCGTATCCCGTCTCGTAGGGAATAGGCTTGACGGGGCGGCCCTTGAGCGGGGTGAAGACCTTCTCCCCCGCGTCCTCACCGATGACGCCGAGCACCCGGTCGCAGCCCACACCGCGCAGGGTGACGACGCCGGTGTTCAGGTCGAGGCGCAGCATGCGCACGATCGCCTCCGTCGGAATGTTCGCCAGGACCTGCATCCAGATCCGGGTGCGCTCGTCGAACATGTCCCAAGTGATCTCCTCAAGCGCCATCACTTCTCCTCCTTCTCCTCCCGGTCGCGGACGGCCTCGTGCAGGACCAGGAAGTTGGCGAGGGCGGCGATCATCTGGTCCTCCCGTCGGCTGCCGCGCTGGAAGGTGATCCTGCCGCCGTTGTCGTCATTGTGGTCATGGTGCATCGTGGCGATGCTGTTCTCCCCGGCCGGGGCCAGGTGGATGATCGCGTGCGCTCCACCGGACCCGGGGATCTCGATACGGGCATAGGAGCGGACGCCTCCCATGACTCGTGCCGAGGGCGCGTCCCTGGTGATCCCGGCGATGATCTGCTGAAGTGTTCTCAAGGCTCTCTTCTCATTCCTCTTCCTCCGGTTCGCAGCTCTTCCGCGAACCCGTGCCGGACGGGGGAGTCGAACCCCCGCTTCGACCGTCCCGGCTAATGCGGGCTCTCACCACACGTAGATGGTTACCTTGTCCGTGGCGCCGTCGACAGTGCGGTGGCAGTCGACGCAGACGGCTCCCACCCAGGACGGGTCCGGTACGGTCCCGACCTTGCGCGCCTCGTACTTGTGCCGTGCCTCATGCCGGGGGCACAGCGGACCGTATCGGCGGTTCCCGTCGTCGGTCCAGTTCTGGGGCAGGACGACAAAGCCCTCTGCGTTCAGGGCGGCCGTCAGGAAGTCCCGGGTCACGGGTTCGGCCAGCGGGTTCCTCCCGTCGTACGGCTTGCGACCCAGGAGGTCGTTGGCGAGGCGTCGCAGGCCCTCCCAGGTGAGCACGTGGTCGGCCCACGACGGGGCCGGGTTCCACTCGGGGCTCGTGTCCACGTTCAGCGCCTCGACGATCCGCTCGATGAGCGCGTCGGAGCCGGTCCTGGCCTCGTTCTCGTTCATTGCTCTCTCTCTTTCAGTGGCGTTCCGCGTACAGGGCGCCATAAAGGGACGCCCGGATCTCCCGGTCCAGACGGTAGGTGCGCTCCTCATGCACGAAGACCCTGTCCGACTGCCGGATGAATGCGCTCCGAACATCGGTGATCTCATCGTCGTCCAGCGGGAACAGCGCCAGGCGGATGATGAGATCCGGTCGGATCCCCTCGGGAGCACCCCCGTCCTCGAAGATGAACCGGAGGGCGTTCCTCGCCTCGTTCAGGTTTCCCGCGAGCAGCGCGTCCCGGACAAGCCGGGCCTGCTCGTGCAGCCAGGTGGTCAGGTTCATGATGATACTTCCTCTCTTATCGGTTGAGTTGGTCGTGCTCCCGGCGGGGCTCGAACCCGCTTCGCGGCCTTGACGTTCACGACGGGAGCTACCGGGGCGGGCGAGTATGGAAATCTCGTCCCGCCCCGGCTCGGTTTTTCAGGCGTCGGCGTAGACCCGCAGGGCCGGGGCCAGATCGACCTCAGTGGGCACGGGGATGACGGCACCGTCCTCGTACTCCTCCCGCACTCCGCCGCGCGCTCTACCATCCGCCGCCCACAGGAACACGATGACATGGTCGTCCCGCCGGGGCGTGAAGCGGGCCACGAGCGCGCCGTCCAGTGGGTTTCGTGCGAAATCGGTGCGGACGATCGCGGGTACGACATTCCCCAGGCGCCAGCCGACATACCCGTCCGCGGCCGGGGCGCCCGCTTCAAGGGCCTTGTCGACATCGCCCAAGATAGCGTTCAGATTCTCCCAGGGCGCGTCGTCGCATCCGCTCCCGCGTAGCGCGAAGATGACTTCGGCGGGGATCACGCCCCACGGAGTCACGATAGAACCGGGCTCCCCGCCGAGGTGGAACGAAGTAAAGTCGTCCCGGTCCTGGACGAGCCAGGAGGAGACCAGGCGCGAGGCGATGGCCTCGCGCACCCGGGCCACCGTGGGCCACGGAGGGTCATACCAGTAGACGGCGTCCCCGCCGTCAATCCCGTCCCAGCCCGGCAGGAACGCGAGAACCTCGTCATTCGCATAGAAGCCCGGCGGGGCACAGTAGGGGTCGGCCGCGAGAACATTGTACGGGCGCAGCGGGTAATCTCCCAGGGGTGGGGCGATCTCGTCCCAGTTGTCCGGGTCGGCAATCATGTTGTTCACGTTCATTGTCTCTTCCTTTCGGTTCCCTTCAGGCGTAGTCGGCGAGCACGTGGGTGAGCGCGTACTCGTCGGGGATCCCGTACGAGTTCGACCAGTAGTCGGGCTGGCCGATCGCCTCCTCATCCCCGTCTCCTCCCAACGGCGCCCCGTCCGGGCCCCACGTGAATTCGACATGGGCCCGGTACCAGTCCTTCTCAAGACGGTCCCAGATCACCTTCAGGCTTCCGTCGCACATGATCCGGTACTCGTCCGGAGACGGGAGCGGGAGATTGCGCTCCCGCCACGCCTCGAACCCGGTCTTGGCCTTCATTGTGGTTTCCGTTCTGGGTGTATGCCTGTCAGCGGCGCGGGCGGCGCAATTGGATGAACCGGTAGGCCTTCCGAAAAGACCAATCGCAATACCTCAGGTGGGGCAGTCGGCCCCAATCCCCGGTCTTCCGGGCTTGCTTGGAGACGCCGAAGATGATGTTCCCGACGACCTTGAAGTCCTCCGGGGTGAGTTCCTTAAGCCAGGCGACATACTCCCGCACGGCATCGTCCCCGGTTATGGTCTGGTCCTTGGCGAAGCGGTCAATCGCTTCATAGAGTTCCGGGTTATCTACTGGCCCGCCGTCCTTCGGACGGGGCCGACGGCGACGCTGATCCTGTACGGTGCGGTACTCGGCTTGGAACTCACGGCACCAATAGCCCAGCCCCGGGAGCGGGCCCCAATCCCCGGTCCGTTTGGCGCCCCGGGCGGTGCGGAAAATAAGGTCCCCCACGGTCTTGAAGTCCTCATCGCTGAGGTTGTAAAGCCAGTCGCCGTAGGGGGTGATCTCCCGGCGACCGAACTTCACGGTTGCCCGGATGAACCGGTTAAGGTCCTCAATAAGTTCGTCTTGTGTTGCGCCCAATGGTTTCCCTTCTCTCTTCCTAGTTCGTCATGCGGACAGCACGACATTCGCGCCCCGGGCCCGTGATGAGCGGGCAATGGTCCTCCCCCGGAGCTGTTGGTGCTAGGGCGGGCGAGTATCAGAAATTCGTCCCGCCGCGGCTCGGTTTCAGGCGCGGCGGGTCAGCCCGTCGCAGCCGATAACCGTTCCATCCTCATTGCGGATGAGCTTGCCCGGGCTCATGAGATCCCCACGGTAAGCCGGCGCCGCGTCGCTCACCGCCTTGGCGACGATGAGCACGACGCCTGGCTCGGGATCAGGCAGGCCGATGATCTCCCGCGGGCTCCCGGCGACGGCCACAGAGATATCGTGGCCGTCGACCCGGACCTGTTCCGGGGGCAGGCGGTCATAGATAACCCGGGCGGCGCCTCGCTCATCCGGGGCGATGGTGATCGTGCTCCCGTCCAGCGTGCGAACCTTAAGGGCATGGGGCGTCAGGTTGCAGTAGATGGTCTCGGCCATCGTTCTCTCTCTTCCTGAGCCGTGCGGTTCACGGCATCGTGCCCCGGGGCGGCAGTGAGCCGCGGCGATCCTCTCTCCCGGGGCTGGTGGGTTAGATGGGCGGGTCAGCCCCGTCCCCCGCGCCAGATCACGTAGGAGGCGCCCTGACGGTTCCCGTGGGAACCGGCGTCCCAGAAGCAACCGTCATAGTCAGAAGGGATGGCGTCGTCGCCGTCCTCGTCGGTGAGACACTGCGCGACGGGCACCCAGGCGCAGTCCTGCGCCCCGGCCGTGGACGTCTCGAAGCACCTCGGGGCCAAGTGCTCGGTGGCGGCCCCGGCCGGTTCCTGCGTCGTCGTCACGACAGCGGACGGGGCCGTGGTGTGCGACGGGGCGAGGGCGGACGCGATCCCGACGGCGGACAGGAGCGCGACGCTCCCCGCGGCAACGGCGGGCAGGATGATGCTGCGGCGGTTCATGATGGTTCCATCTCTCTTCGGTTGGTTGAGCGCCGATCTTTCAGGCGCATCCCCGCTCACGCGGGGTTAAAA